AGATTACCAGTGTCATTAAAATCAATCTTTTTAGCATTTTTAGCATTATTTAGGGTTGTTTTTAGTTTTATAATATTATCCTCGTGAAATACTTTTGTTTCTTCCTCGATTCTTTCATATTCTTTAATTTTATTTTTTGTTTCAAAATAATTATTAACAAAGCCGACAATAAATAAAAGCAAAATTACGCCAATAATTCCAATGGCAAAATTTTTAGATTTTAAAGCATAAGTTATAATAAAATTAATCATATTATTTTTTAAATAAAGTTAAATTTCCAAAGCCTATAATAGCAAAAAAACCACTTCCCGCATATAACAAGAAGTTTCCCAATAAGTCAAATGTTTTATCTTCTAATGGTGTAAAAATGTCGATTCCAATAAAAATTAAATAGAATAAAAAAGCAATTAGATAAATGATGGAGTAAATTTTAGCTCCCAATTCTTTTGTAAGTAATTGTTTTTCTTTCATAATTTATTGTTAATTTTTTCCATTAAATCGGTGTTTTTTTCAATTGCATCAGTGCTTCTTTCTATTATCTTTAAATTTGCAATATTCTCGTTTTTTATGTCGTGTTTTATTTCTCTATAAGCGTTTAAATCTTTTTCAAGTTTATTTAAAATTGCGTGAGTTTTTAAATCTCTTTCTTTATTTTCAAGATTATCTTTTTTTAAATCAATTACATCTTTTTTTAATTCAATAAAATCTTTTTTAAATTGTAAATCTTCTTTTTGCTCCTCTTTTTTTTTGTAAGCAATATTAAATGCGGTAATCAGAAATTGAATAAACTTTTTGCCCAAATAAAAAGCAATGGCAAGCTTGGCAATGCTTGCATAAAGGGTATCGTTAATTATTTCTTTTAAAAATTCTAAGAATCTAAAGTCCATTTTTTAAAGCTTTGAATTTTTGGTCAATATATTCTTTTATTCTTGCTTCCGATGCATTAATTTCGTTTTTAACAAAAATGCCCATGGTGTCTTTGTTTTCATAATCTCGTAGTTTGAAAAATTTTTTTCTATTTTCAAGAGCTAAATAAATAAAAAAAGCAACAAACAACATTGAAAATTCAGGTGCTTGCTTCATTAAATTAAAAATAGTAATAAAATCTAACATTTCTTTTTTCTCCATTTGCTACCGCCAAAAATTAGAACAGCAATATAGAAAGCCTTGGCTTTCCAAACTTCTAGCGAGCTATTGCGTAAGCCGTTATAAAACGCCATATCCGCATCTCTGCGAAACATATCAAAAGGCTTTAATTCTGAATATAAAAAATCATGTGCTATAGCATTTTCAACGCCAACATCAAAGTTAGAAAATAAGGGCTTGAATAAAGCTGGGATAGTAAAGCCATTAGACTCAAAGCCTGCTGGGATAATATAAATATCTTGCAATCTTTGACCCGCAAAATTGATATAAAATCTTAAATCTTCTTTTAGAACGATTTTATCTTTTTTATCTTTTTTTGGCGTATAAACGGCTTCGTCTATAAATTCAAACCCTGATTTCATTAAGCTCCTGTTGTAAATTTAATTGCTTCAACTTCTGGAACAGTTTTACAATTATTAATTTGTGTTAAATAAACACTATTCAAAACATTGCTATTAACTTCTCTTTGTTGAATATGATTTGCCAATGATTCCGCAATTGGAAACACATTAACCATTCCAGTTGATTGAACTTTTTTGTTTTCAATTTCTTTAGTGATGGTAGTTGTATAAGGAATTATTTTTGAATCTAAACAAGTTTTTAAATTTGCTCTTAAACTGGCTAAATCAATTGACTTAGCATCAAGAATAGAGGTTTTAATGCAACTAGTCATATCAAGATTACATTTGTTTAAAATGCTCTCAGGAGTTAGTTTTGAATTTGGAATAGCATCAACATACCAAATGAAACTAACAGCCTCACCTTGCTTAAACTGAGTCTTTCCGCCAACAATTGAAGGGGCTAACTCGGGAGCTGTAAAAGTTGTATAAGGTTTAGTTTTTTCAGCAAAAATAAAGGTGTTTAATTCATTTATTTTTTGTGCTTTGGCATCTTCCAATTCAATTTGTGGAATTAGTTTTTGAATATCCTCCCATTTTGGTTTTGGAAATATTTTATTTTCCCAAACTAAACCATCGGCTAAATTTGTTTGATTTTCCCAGTAAGTATAACCACCTTCAATTTGAGGGTAAATTAATTTTATTGCTTTAAAAATTGTATTTCCGTTCATTATAAATATTCTTTAATTGTTATAGAAGATCCAAAAGTTCCACCAAATAATTGACCACCAGATAAGCCATTAAAATAAGTAGTGCTAGCAACCCCGCCACCAGCCCTAAATTTAAAAGTTGTTGCACTAGTTGTTCCTGAGTTCATAAAATGGTTTAATGTAATTGGAGTCATAGCAGAATTGGTATTATCATAATGCGAACCAGATACCAAAGCATTTACAGTTGAGTCTTGAAATAATGCTCCGATTCTAGGGTTAGCCACGCTATTTGATATATATGCAATTGTATTAATTTCTAACTTAGAAGTTGTTTTTAATGGAGCAATCTGAAGAGACATATATTCATCGCCTTCGGTATTTTGTGGTATTGTGTTATCTTCAGGAATTAATCCAGTTCCGCTTGCAAGTAATCCAGTTTGAAATCTAACAATTTGACCAAAAATAGTTCTTTGTGCCAAATATGAAGAGTTTATATTTCCGCTTCCATCTGTGCGAATTGCCCCAATCCACGCTACTAAAGTATAACCAGATGGAACTGTTGGTGAAGTACGAGAAAGCGAATAAAGAATATCGCTTGTGTTATCGCTATTTTTAACAATTTCAAAAATATTATACCAAGTTGAATTTGCTCTTGCTCCAGTATCTAAACCATTTTGACTTGTGCCAGCTGTCCAAGATCCACTTGATTGCAATGTTTTAGTAATTGTTTGACACAATAATTGACCAATTCCGTTGTCATAATTAACAACACCAGCTCCAATGTCCATTTGAGTAGTGCCATTAAAAGCAATGGTGATTGGATTCGATAAAAATGCTACGCCTTGAGTTGTGGTGGTGGCTGGATTTACTTTGCTATCAACATAAGATTTAGTTGTGGCTTGATTAGACTCTGTTGGGCTACCACTTAATATTAACGCACCAGTCATTGTGTCGCCTGCTTTTTTTACCGCTCCTATGTCATCAGCTGTCGGCTCGACACCTGATAAACCTTTGTAAAGGCTTGATAATCCTCTCATAAATATATAAATGTTTAATCTTATTTACATTTACTCAAGAAACATTAGTCATTATTAATGTTTTAAATAAATATTCAACAATTATTTTAACTCTTGAAACATATTTTCAAAAAATGTATGCCACTTACTGCTCAATTTTTCTTGAGAAGATGGAATACCAAAAAATGCACCAGTTGCTTTGTAACTTTTTTCAAAAAAAGAGAACCAAACTGAATCAATTTCGCCATTTTCTTTAACCAAAGGTTGTCCCGCATTTGGCATTCCAATATCAACCAATAAATCAGTTTTAATTGTTGTTTTTATTTGTTGAAAAAAAGTATTCCATTCAGGTTTTACAATATTGTTTTCTTCTACAACTGGTTGAGTATTGTTTGGTAAATTAATCATTTTCTGTTTCCACTTCTACAAATGCTCCTACAATATGAAATTTAGTTGGCTCGCTATAATTTAATTTAGCAATAAAAGAGCGGGCTTTTCCGCCAATCTTTGTCCAAAAGACTTCTGTTAAGAAAGAGCCTTCTGCACCAATTGGTTGCCATAATTCGTCAGTGTAAGTCTTCCCGCCATTGTCGGAAAACCTTCCCACTAATTGTGGATTAATACCTTGTCCAGTTGCAATACCAACTCCCGTGTCCATCATTACAACAAATTTATTTAAAGACATTCTTGCAAAGTTTTTAAACATTGTTGTTCCAATAATTTCTCTTTTGATTACTGTTTCGTTTTCAGTGTAAACATCGGGGTCTAATTCATAAATAATTCCAGTTTGAAAATCGCCAACCAAGTTTTTACCCGCAAAATAAGCGTGGCAATTGGCTCGCCACCTTCCGTCAATACCTGAATTATTAACACTTTCTCTTTCGTGCCAGAGTTCAGTTGTAATGTCGTATTCCCAAGTTTTGTTTGCACTCGGAAAGGTTAGGCAATAAAATTTATGTCCATCCTGAACATAACTAAAACCAATTGCATCATCAATTATTGTGTAATTTTCTATTTCTTGCGAAATTGGAAAAGTTGAGATTGGCTTTAATTGATAACCAATAGTTTGATAAACAATTCTATCATTTCCTAAAAAGAAAAATGAATTGTCCATTGTGGCAATTGAATATTTTGAAGCGGAGCCTTTTTCAATATAAACACCTTCTTTTCTTTGAAATAAAGGATTTCCTGATCCAGTATTATAATATACTTGAATTATATCTTCTTTAAAAAACCAAAGTTCTAAATTGTTTTGATAAACTCTGACAATCTTGGAAGAATTAGCCTCTACAGTTGCGGCGTTTAAAGCGTTCCAATTTTGAGTAGCATTCACATTAGACCATTGAAATTCATTTGAATCTATTAAGGCAGATACAGTAAAGCCGTCAAGTGTTGTTATTGAGCCAGAGTTGTTAAAATCACTATCTGTAATCTGAGTTAATGAGTTTGCTGTTGCTGTCC